GATGGCAGAAGCAGTCGTGGAAGAAGACTTTCCAGTTGAATTTGGAATCTATGATTTGAGTCAATTCCTGTCAACGGTTTCTCTCTTCAAGGATCCAGATTTTGATTTTCAAGAGAAGATGGTTGTGATTTCATCTCGCTCCAAGAAAGCAAAAATCACTTATCGCTATTCCGATCCGTCTCTTCTTGTCAAGGCAGACAAGGATGTGAAGATGCCAAACGTCGGTGTGGAGTTTGACTTCAAGGCCGAACACCACAACGATCTCATGAAGGCTGCATCCACACTTCAACTTCCAAACATTTCAGTTCAATCAGAGGATGGAGAAATCGTTCTTCGTGTCTTTGATTCCTCCAACGCGAGTTCAAGTAACGATTACTCCATCACTCTGGGACCGAATGAAACAGGAAAGGAATTCTTCCTTGTTTTCAAGACTGAAAACATCAAGTTGCTTCCCGATGATTACACAGTCAGAGTTTCCAAGAAGAACGTGAGTGAGTTCAGTGGAGCAACAAGAGACATCAAGTATTGGATCACTCTGGTTTCAGATAGTTACATTAAGGATGGTGAATGATGATTAGTAAGAAGGAAATTCTAAAATCTCTTCGTGAAGGAATTTGCAATGTTCGCTTCACCAAAGTTGATGGAAGTTCTAGAATTCTTCGTTGCACTCTCCACCCAGATTATGTTCCAGGTGGGAGTGAACGAAAAGAGAAGTCCAACAACACAAAGAGGCACTATGTCAGTGATAATGTGCTTGCAGTGTGGGACTTGGATGAGTTACACTGGAAGTCGTTCAGAATCAACTCTGTTGAAAAGGTTGATGTTCTGCAATCCCTTGTAGAAAATGTAGGAAGGTGAATGAATGAGAGATTCGTTATGGGTTGAAAAGTATCGTCCGAAAAATCTGAATGATTGCATTCTTTCCTCCAACTTGAAGAAACAACTGGAGGAAAGTTTGGCAAAGGGAGATATTCAAAACATGATTTTTCATGGTGGTGCAGGTTGCGGCAAGACCACAGTCGCAAGAGCCATCTGTGACCAAATCGGTTTGGATTATCTCTTTGTCAATGCATCTGAAGACAGTGGTATTGATACGTTGCGAACAAAGATTCGCAACTATGCAAGCACCGTCTCGTTGAACGACAAACCAAAAGTTGTGATACTGGACGAAGCTGATTACATGAATCCTGCGAGTCTTCAACCGGCACTTCGTGGTGCGATTGAGGAGTTCTCAAGCAATTGTAGATTCATCTTCACTTGCAATCATCTGAACAAAATCATCAAACCAATTCACTCTCGTTGTGGTGTCTATGACTTCTCCATTCCAAAGAGTGAAAAGGTGGAGATTGCTAAACTCTTCTTTGAAAGAATGAAGTTCATTCTGAAGAAGGAAAACATCAAGACATCCTCAAAGGTTCTTGCGGAACTTGTCAAGAAGTTCTTTCCCGATTTCCGAAGAGTCATCAACGAGTGTCAGAAGTATTCCGTGTCTGGTGTTATCGACGAAGGAATTCTAGCAAACTCCTTTGGTGACGAGAACATCAAACCATTGGTGGATGGAATGAAGAAGAAGAATTTTGGTGTGGTGCGAAAGTGGATTGCTGAAAATTCCGACAAGGATACCTCGGTCATTTTTCGCAGATTGTATGAACATCTCTATGGGGTCTTGACTCCATCAAGTATTCCAGCTGCGATTCTCTGTATCGCGAACTACCAGTATCGTTCTGCTTTTTGTGCAGATTCGGAGATCAATCTCATGGCATGTTGCATTGAAATTATGGCTGAATGCGAATTCAAATAATCCTAAATATATTATGACATGATAGAAAAAAGCATCAAAAGTATCAACGATCTCACCCAGAGAATAGATGCTCTTCACGAAGAGTATTCAATGGGTGAATTTGCCAAATCTTTCAAGAGAAGATTGGCAAGAAGAAAGATTGACTTTTGGAATTCCATGAATGAGAACAAGGGATTGGTGAATCCTGTCATCTCGATTCTCAAGGCAAAAAATTCTTTGACTGACGAAGAGATGCTAAAGGTTCTCAATATTCTTGAGGACTTGAAGAAGAAATACAACTATGACGAATACATGCAGAGATGTGATGAAGTGAGAGAGATGTTTCTTTTGGAAAGAGCAGAATACTTCGCTTCCACGATGAAGCAAGTTCTCTCCGACCCCGAAGGAAACAATCCCTTCAATCCTCTTCAAGACATGCTTGGAGCTTCAGACAATATGTTTTGCACTTGGTTGGAGGATATACTTAGGAAAATTCGTCCAGAGACATTGAGTGTTGACTATGAAGATGTGGATGGACATATCAAAAACGCAAACATTTGTTTTGAGCCTGTTCGCGTAACTGAAGATTATGTTTCAGCTCCACTCATAGATCGTTATACTGGCAACAGTCAATTTGATTCGTTTCTTCTTCGTTCGTTCTTTGATGCAGACGAAAAGGAATGGGTCTACATACCAGTTCGTTTTATCATTTCAGTGAAGAGTGCCAATTCTCAAATAAATTCGGAAACTTTGTAATGAACCCATTTGATTTTGTGAAGTCAATCAACTTCAAGAACACGAATCTTATAGAAGACAATCCAGAAGACGAAAAACACTACGAACCATTTCTCGCAAATCGTAGTTTGTCTTTCTTTCCCGATTCCATACTCTATGCAAACGAGATGAATTGCAATCACTTTCTAGACAAGAGGTTGCAGTATGATTATCTTTTTCACTCCATCAAGAAGGGAAAGAGATTTTCCAAGTGGATGAAGAAGGTTGAAGATAGCGAAGATATTCTTTTCCTCTCCAAGTTCTATGAATGTAGCAAGACCAAAGCGGAAGAAATCTCCAAGGTTCTTCCTGATACAAAAATTCGTCAAATGATGAAGGAATATCCAGAAGTTCTAGAAAACACCTAAATCCGCATTTATTATAAATAAATGTTGTAAAGCATGATTTTTTGTCATGTTGTGTCACAACAGGAGTATACCATGAATGTGGATGAACTTATTAAAAGTTTCGTGGAAGTAGAACTCACGGATTCCGAGAACTTCCTCAAAGTAAAAGAAACATTGACTCGTATTGGAATCTCATCAAAGAAAGAAAATAAACTCTATCAGAGTTGTCACATCCTTCACAAGAGAGGCAAGTATTACATCGTTCATTTCAAAGAATTATTTGCCTTGGACGGATTAGCTGATAAACTATCTGAACAGGATTTGGCTAGAAGAAACACCATATCAAATCTTCTTGAAGAGTGGGGATTGATAAAAATCCTAACTCCAGAATTGACAGAAGAACCAACGGTTCCTCTTTCATACATGAAGATTCTGCCTTATGCTGAAAAGAAAGATTGGGAATTGGTTCCAAAATACAATATCGGTAGAAAGTTTACCCCAAAGGAAGAATGAATGGCAAGGAGAGTTGACAAGTTCGCTGATTTTCTCGCAAGAACAGCACCCAAAAACATAGGACCAACTCTCAATGTCAAGATTCCTATATCAACAGGTCCACGAACCATTCGTGTTAGCAACCAACTAGCATATTGGGGCTCTTCACGTTCGGCGCCTGTGGGGTTCAAAGTTCCCTCGTTTAAAGGAATCAACACGGGAAACCACGGAAAAGCAGAAAATCTACTTGAAAAATTAAAACCAAGAGGATTACCTTCCCGAATAGGAAACATCTTTGTAGCAGAGGATCCAAACAACGTCTTGATGGGATCCTCCTTTGGTGGAAGAGCCAACATATACAAAGTCAAAGTTGATGGCGTGGTATTCAAGGCAAACTTAGAAAACTATACCGAGTTGGTTGTTGATTTCACAAAAGGCAACTACACGGAAGAGCAAATTTCTTATTGGGCAAAAGAATATTGGAAAGGAATTGATTCCTCTACGTCAAAAGATCTGATAGAATGGATCGTCGATGGGACGGTCGAGGTGATAGAAGAAATATAGGAGATGATATGCCTGAATTGAAGATTTATAGAATGAATGAAAATGTTCAACTTCCAAGTTTTGGGACAACTGAATCAGCTTGCTTTGACATTCGCTGTTTCTTTCACAAAGAAACTGTCACAGCATACACGACACAAAACGAAAAAGTAGAGTTGCCTGTGAATGATGGAAAGTTTTACTTTCCCGCAGGCTACAGAGCTCTCATACCCACAGGACTCATAATTGATATTCCTTTTGGGTATTCTGTTCGTATTCATCCTAGATCGGGAACTTCTTTGAAGTTTGGGTTGACACTCATCAATTCCGAAGGTATAATTGACTACGATTACACGGAAGAACTCATGATTCCACTTCACAACACTTCAAACTCTTTTGTTGATATTTCCCACGGAGAGAGGTATGCTCAGGGAGAAGTGGTGGAATCCATGCGTTATATTGAATTTGTGGATATCAAAGAACGTCCAACACAAAAGACCGACCGAACTGGCGGATTCGGATCTACAGGAAAATGAAAGGAAATTATATGATGACTTTTTTGAGTTCGTGTGTGATTGCTTCTTCCATGGCTCTTCCACCAGAACCTTGTGTTTTGGGTGATGTGAATGGTGATGGGAATGTCAATGGAATTGATTTGGCACAAATTCTTCATCATTGGGGAACGAGTGAGATTTCATGCGACATTGATGGAAGTGGTCTTGTTGATGAGGGTGACTTGTCGCTAGTTCTCATCGGTTGGGTCATTTGTGAAGAGATCAAGTCGCAGAGTGGAGGCCTGAAGTGAACAGAGAAGAACTTTTGAAGCACCACGAAGAACTATGCGACGAAGCATTGGAGATAATGAAGAGAAAGAATCATGACTATGCTGGTGATTCGGGAAAGACTCCCTTTGCGAATTTTGAACGAACAGAGGCGATGGGTGTCTGCTCAACCGAGCAGGGGTTCCTTTGTAGAATGTGTGATAAACTGTCAAGGTTGAGCACGTTCGCTAATGCCGGTAAACTTGTTGTTGACAACGAAGGATACCGTGACGCCCTTCTCGACATCATCAATTATTGTGTTCTATTCAGTGGATATGTGAAGAGTAAGAATTCAGAATGAACTTTTATACCAGTGTTGACATAAGTGGAGATTGGATTCTCATTCGTGGATTTGAGGATGGAAAGCGTGTCAAGAGAAAGGAGAAGTTTTCTCCTTGTCTCTACACTCCAGCTGGAAGCAGAAATCCGAAGAGTAAAACCATCTTTCAAAACTTGGAAGGAAATCCTCTAGAAAAGATTTCCTTCGACACCATCGGCGAATCCCGAGAGTTCATAGACAACTATAATGGTGTTTCCAATTTTGACCTCTATGGCAACACCGATTATGTCTGTCAATTCATCGGGAAGAATTATCCCGATGTTGTGGAATACGACGAATCTCGTATCAAAGTTGTCAACATTGACATTGAAACCACTTGCGAAAACGGATTTCCAACAGCACACAATCCGATAGAGGAAATCAATGTTCTTACAGTATATGTTGATGGATTCTATCATGTTTTCACATATCAAGATTTCATACCCAAAACAAAGGACACGGTTCTTCATCAGGCGTATGACGAGAAGGAAATGCTTTCGGAGTTCCTAGATTTTTGGGAAAAAGAAGCTCCAGATGTCATCACAGGATGGAACATTCGTTTCTTTGATATTCCATATCTTTTCAATCGCATTCAGATGCTTTTGGATGAAAAGGAAGCAAAAAGATTGTCTCCTTGGGGGAGAGTTCGTGAACGCGAAGTAAGTCGCATGGGTAAGAAGGAAACTGTCTACAAGATAATCGGTGTTTCTTGTTTGGACTACTTTGAACTCTACAGGACTTTCACATACAAGAATCAAGAATCGTATAGTTTGGATCACATCTCGTTTGTTGAACTCGGGGAAAGAAAACACTCCTACGGTGAATTTGAAACCATGTCGGATTTCTACAAGGGAGATTTTCAGAAGTTCGTGGAATACAACATTCAAGACGTTCGTCTAGTTCAGAAGTTGGAAGAGAAGATGCGTCTTTTGGAACTCTCTTTTGCTCTTTCATATTCAGCAAAGGTGAATCATGAAGACATCTTTTCGCAAGTGAGAACTTGGGATTCCATCATTTATCATCATCTTCTCTCCAAGAACACAATCATTCCCATGAAGAGAGCAAGAAGTACTATTGTTGATGAACAATACGCAGGAGCTTTTGTGAAGGAACCAATTGTCGGTGAACACGATTGGGTTGTGTCTTTCGATTTGAATTCGCTTTATCCACATTTGATACGTCAGTATAATATTAGTCCGGAGACTCTTGTTCAAATTAATGAAGACTCTAGATTTGGTATCGGTCCAAATAATATTCTTCGAGGACCAGAAGACTTCTATGGTAAGGAGTGCTATGAAAAACTAAACAAACTCAAGGAAAAGGGATATTCTGTTGCTGCAAACGGCACAGCATACCGGAAAGATGTAGAAGGGTTTCTACCTGAACTGATGAGAAAGATGTATTTGGAGCGAAAGAAATATAAGAAGTTGATGATTGATGCTGAGAGAAAGAAAGAGAAGAACCCAAACGATAAGAGTTTGGACTTCGAGATATCCAAATACAACAACTTCCAGTTGGTCCGAAAAATTCAGTTGAATTCAGCATACGGAGCAATTGGAAACGTATATTTTAGGTTCTATTCTCGTGACATGGCAGAAGCGATTACGCTTTCTGGCCAACTTAGTATTCGTTGGATCATGGACAAACTGAATGAGTTTCTAAATCAACAACTCAAGACTGAGGGTTATGATTATGTGGTCGCAAGTGACACTGATTCGGTCGTTGGCGATTCTTTGATATATGTGAATGGGAAAAAAATACCCATACAAGAATATTTTGAATCTTGTGGGGGCGAGTTTATTAAAAACGATAGTTTCAACGAAGATTATGTGAAAACAATTGGAAATCACGATGTTTCTTATTCGGTTTCCGATGATGGTTTGATTGAAGAGAAGAAGATCAAATACATCATGAAACACAAGGTTAAGAAGAGAATGTATCGTATTTCAGATAATAAAGGAAATTCTGTTGTTGTGACTCAAGATCACTCTATAATAGTTAGAAATAAAAAAACCAATAAGATTTCCGAAATTAAGCCTTCTCGGTTGAACACCAAAATTCATGAGATTATTTATCTAAGATAATGGGAGTAATAAATGAAAAGCGTTCAGTTCACATCTGATTATGTGGTTGAAGACTTGGGTGAAATAGAAGAATTTGTATACGATATAGAGGTAGAAGACAATCATAATTTTTTCGCGAATGATATTTGTGTTCATAATTCGGTCTATCTTCGTATGGGAAATCTAGTCAAGAAAGTTCTTCCGAACGAAACAGATAGAGACAAGATAATCAATTTCTTAGACAAGAGTTGCGAAAAAATCATTCAACCATTCGTTGATCAAAAGTATCAAGAACTTTCCGAGAAGATGAATGCGTTCAGTAATGAAATGAAGATGGGAAGAGAAGTCATTGCTGACAAGGGAATTTGGACGGCAAAGAAGAGATATATGCTCAATGTTTATGATTCCGAAGGAGTGCGCTATAAGACTCCAAAGATGAAAATCATGGGGATCGAAACCACACGTTCCTCCACGCCACATGTAGTTCGTGAAAAACTCAAGAAGGCAATATCAATCATTCTTCGAGAGGACAACGATACATTGGTGAACTTCATCGAGGAATTCAAGGAAGAGTTCATGAAACTTCCACCCGAAGAAGTTTCCTTTCCAAGAGGTTGCAACGGGTTGTTGAAATATATGGACGAAAAAAACGTGTATTCCAAGGGAACTCCTATTGCAGTCAAGGGAGCTCTGATATACAATAACCTACTTGCCAAGCACAATCTTCAAAGAAAATACAAGAAGATTCTAGAAGGAGATAAGATTCGTTTTCTCTACCTGAAACAACCAAATCCCTTGCGGGAAAAAGTTCTATCTTTCCCTGTGGAATTGCCAAAGGAGTTTGGTCTGCATTCTTACTTCGATTATGAACTTCAGTTTGAGAAATCGTTCATTGACCCTCTAAATAGTATCGTTGAGAAGATTGGTTGGCGAATGGATAGTGAACAGACATTGGAGAGTCTTTTTGTATGAATGAACGAATTGAGATGGTTGTTCTTCGCAACCTACTGAACAATGAAGATTATGTGAGAAGAGTTCTACCCTTTCTGAAAGAAGAATATTTTGCGGACAGTTCCGACAAGATTCTTTTTCGGGAAGTGAGCGAATTCATCAACAAATACAACAAATCTCCTTCCATTGAAGCTGTTAAACTTGAGATTTCAAGTCTTGAAAAAATCAGTGAAACAGATATCAAGAAGATTGATTCAAACTTGGATATCATTTCCAAGAGCTTGAATTCCGAAGACAACATGGATTGGCTCATCGACCAATCCGAAAAGTTCTGTAAAGACAAAGCAATCTTCAATGCTATCATGAATTCCATTCACATCATTGATGGAAAGTCAGAAGAATCTGTCAATGTTCTTCCAGAAATTCTGTCCAAGGCATTGTCGGTTTCGTTTGACACCAACATTGGTCATGACTTCATTGAGAACAAGGACGAACGATTCGATTTTTATCATCGCATAGAGGAAAAGGTTCCGTTTGACTTGGATTACATGAACAGAATCACAAATGGTGGAGTTCCAAACAAAACTCTCAACGTGATTTTGGCCAGTTGTGTTCATCCAAACACAAAAATCAAGATTAGATATAGAGTAAAAAACCAAGTGGAAAAGGAAGCGACAGTGGGGGAAGTCAAGGATCTTCTTGAAAATGGATACGAAGTAGAAGTAAACTCTCCCGATGGGTATGTTCCAGTCACAGATTACGTTGATAAAGGAATGTGGGAAGAATATGTTCTCACAACTATGCGAGGAAAAAATGTTCGTTGCAACGAGAACCACCTTTTTGAAACTGATAGGGGATGGATTTCTGCAAAGAATCTTTTAGGCAAAACTTTCTTGGTTTTGGGTGAGGATGGATTTACTATTGCCACAGTCAAAAAAACCGATAGAAAAATTCCCATAGTAGATATAACTGTAGACCACTCCAATCATCGTTATTATACCGATGGGGTTTCTTCACATAACACGGGTGTTGGAAAGTCGTTGTTTCTCTGTCATCACACGACAAATTGTTTGATTCAAAACAAAAATGTTCTCTACATCACATGTGAAATGTCGGAAGAGAGAATCGCAGAACGCATTGACGCGAATCTTCTGAACACTCCAATTCAAGATCTCAAGAAGCTGTCCAAAGAGCTTTACGACAAGAAGATGGAAAGAGCTCTCAAGAACATCAAGGGAAGATTGATCGTCAAGGAATATCCAACGGCGACAGCAAACGTCTCACACTTCAGAAACTTGATAAACGAACTTCGCCTCAAGAAGAATTTTTCTCCCGATGTTCTCATGGTGGATTACTTGAACATTTGCGCTTCCGCAAGATTCAAAGGAAACACCACTGCGAATTCATATACATATGTAAAGTCAATCGCGGAGGAACTTCGTGGACTCGCAGTAGAACTGGATATTCCAATCTTCACTGCGACACAAGCAAATCGTGGCGGTTACAACAATTCCGACATTGACCTCTCAAACACTTCGGAAAGTTATGGTCTTCCGTCCACGGCAGATCTGTTGGTTGCTTTGATTGCCACGGAAGAACTCGAAGAATTGAGTCAGATCATGGTGAAACAATTGAAAAACCGATACAACGATCCATCAACAAACAAAAAGTTCGTTCTGGGTATTGACAGGAGTAAGATGAGGTTATATGATGTTGAGGAACACGCACAGAATAGTTTGGTTGATTCGGGACAGTTGGGTTCCGAAATGAAAAAGACCACTGACAAACTGAATGACAAGTTCAAAAAGAGTAGTAGTTTTGATGATTGGGAAATGTAAACACAAACGCGGGAGTATCGGACCTGTCTTCTAAACAGGAACACCGTAATTGGACTGAAAATGTGGGTTCGAGTCCCGCCTCCCGTGCTTTTAACTTTCAGTGAAAAAAAGGAGAACAAAATGAAACTGAAACCAACAAACGGAAGTCTCTTGGTGTCTGTGACCAAGGAAGTTTATGAGAAGTTCACCACCGATGCTGAAGCAAACATCTTTGAGGGTGTGGTGGAAGCTGTAAGTGATGGAGATTTTGGAGACAATCCAATTCCAGTAAGTCAGGGAGAAAACACCAACTTTTCGTGGGTAAGGAAACCACCAACAAGTGGTGTCGAGAAAGGAAACCGAATCTACTTCACCCGTGATGCTCTCACTACACCAGTGAATCTTGGTTCCGAAGAGGATTCAATCTTTTTGGTTCTTCTCGAAGAGCATAACATCTTTGCTATCATCGGCGAGTGATGGATTGAGGAATGGTAAAGACTCAACCAAGTCTGAAAAAAAGAAAGGTTCTTCTTCTCAACGCAAGTGAAGAAGTTATATCTTTCATTGATTGGAAGAAGGCAGTAATACTTCTTTGTTCTGGAAAAGCTCGCAAACCTTTCAACTACGAAGGTGAGTATCAGATAAAGACAGTGTGTGGAGTTTTCAAACTGCCTTTTGCTATCATGTTGGTTGAGTATGTTCACATTCCTCACAGAAAAGCAAAGTTGACTAGAGAAAACATCTTTCGCAGAGATAATTTTTCCTGTCAATATTGTGGGTGTCTTCTGAATGCAAGAAATGCTACCATAGACCACGTTCTTCCCATGAGTCGTGGAGGAGGAGACTCATGGGAAAACATGGTGGCATCTTGTCGTGATTGCAACGTCAGAAAGTCAAACAGAACACCAAAGGAAGCAAGAATGAAAATGCTAAATAATCCAGTGTCACCTTGCGGCCATGCTTTGGTGATGACAATACTTGACGAAGAAACCAAGAAAGTTTGGGGAAGGTGGTTGGTATGAATCTACATATTGTTACTCCATGCACAAGAGATCAATCATTTTTAGATCGTTGCTATGAGTCCATTCGTAAACTGGACATTCCATATTCGTGGTTCATTGTCACCGATAAGGAAACATATGAGCATGAGTTGGATATCGGTAAATATGAAAACACCACTCATCTAGAATCCACTCTTCCAAAACTTTGGAACTCTCTTTTGAATTATTATTTGGAAGCCGTTCCCGTCGAAGACCAATGGATGGTTGTTCTCGACGATGACAATTTGATGCATGAAGGATTCAAGACGATTGTTCCTTATCTGAATTACCAAAACGTATCATGCATCACATATGCACAAAAGGTTGATGCTGATGGAAATATTCGTGAGATGACACCAGATTGTTTCTATCCAAAGAGAATAGACCAAGCTCAGTTCATTCTTCGTCGTTCGGACATTGCAGATTTGCGATATTGGAATATCTATAGGGGAGATGGATACTTCATTCTGGAATTCAAGATACGAATGGAATTCAAACAAAGACAGATACTTGTAACAAATCAAGTCGCGTGCAACTACAACGCACAACACTGGTCTTGAGACGCGGAACCGCGTCTCTTTTTTTCATAAATAGATTATATGAAAAACTTTCACGAAATTCCAAGAAATGTTGTTCCTTTGAATGAAGGAGCAGTAACCGCAAAACAATGGGAAAAGGTCATCACTTTGGCTTTCAACGACCAAAAACACGGTGACACTAGTGGTTTCGACGCAGCAACAATAAAAAAGTATTCTGGGGTCAAGAGTGTTGCTTCATCTTTCGTGGATGAGGTTTCTAGAATTGCTTCGAAATCCGATTACATGTGGCACTCTGGGGATGAAATGGGAACCGTATCTGGAATATGGGCGGGAAGAAACGGAACATTCAAAACAGACATGTATCTTTCTCCAAACAAAGGTTCTTCCACCAAAAAGATAACCTATAAACACGCAAATGGACAGATATTCTCCAGTGAGAAAAATGAAACCATCGCTCTCTTTCGTTCAGTTGACGAACATTACATGAAAAGTCAGAGAGATCCAGCTCTCAGAACTCTCATAGGAGAAATAGAGGATGGATTTGGTTCTCTCTTGACCAAATTGAGCGCAACCGAGTTGAAGAACTTGGCAAAGAATCCTACAAATTTGGTTGATGATGTCATGAAGTATCTTGAAATCAAAAACATGAACGGAATTCTCAAACAAAAGATTCGTGAATACTATGAATCCTCTGCTACGTTTCGTAAATTTTTGGTCTTTGAAGCACTCTCGGGAAATCATAAATTTGATGGTGGATTGGGAGCAGCAAATTACATGCTTCGTGGAACGGATTCTGGAGTTTCTTCATTGGAAAGAATCACGACTGCTCTTGCTGCAAAATACTCAAGAAATGTCAACGTCGGTGTTCGTTTCATCGCCCACAAGAGAGGAAGAATATCAAGCAGTTTTCGTGGTGATATTCGTGATGGGTTTGAGAATTGCATGAAATATTTCATTCTCAATGAACTACGATTCATAACAGAAACCAAACTACCACTGAACGAGGTTGCAATTGCAACACTGATTCGTAGATTGTTGAGTTACTTGGTCGGTGTGATAAAGAAAGTTGTGGGTCAAGGAATTTCGGCTATTCGCAAGTTCTTTGGGTTGGAACCAGAGGAAGTTATCATTACGGGAGGAAATCTGTGATAAAACCCTTTACTACATTTTTAACAGAAGCGAAAAACACTCACATAACCCACTTGGAGGACGACATATTTCTCAGTGGTTATGAAGGTGCTGTAAATTCCATAAATTTTGCAAAGGCAGTCATCAAAGCTTTTTCCTCGGATGTCAGTAGACAGGTGAACATGAGTGTGAAATGGGACGGTTGTGTTCACGAGGAAACAATTGTTGTGACTGATAAGGGAAATATTCCTATAAAGGAGATTACAAAGAGAATTCAAGATGGGGAATGTTTCCATGCTTTGGGAAAGAACATGGACGACGAAGAATTAAAAGACACTTTCACGGAAATCATAGGACAAAATGTGACCGATGGGGACAAAAAGTGGGTTGAGATTACTTTGGAAAACGGAAAAAGTATAAAACTTACAGAAGACCACGAAATCCACACAGAAAACAGAGGTTGGGTCAAAGCAAAGGACATAAAGGAAAATGATGACATAACAGAATCGGATAAGTTAGAAAAATAGATGGATACCACCCCACTTTATTGTATAAATAAAGATAAAGGGAGTAATGTTATGTCAAAACTAAAAACCATCACACAAGAAATGAAAGAATATTATATTACAAATTACCTCAAGACATATTCTATTTCTCAAATAATGCGAGAAAGTGTTTACCAAGGAATTGGAAGAGAGAGAATTAAAAAAATATTGATGGATGCTGGAGTATATGAAGGATTAAATGGTCCAAACTATCTAAAACATAAAGTTAAAAATCAAGAAAAATTGCTGATGGAAAAATATGGTGTGATAAATTGGGGGCAGACTAAGGATGGAGGATATAAGAAACAAAATAAAATTCCTTATAAGAAGATATCCTTTTTATCAGAAGAGTTTCAAGAATATAAAGAAAAAGTTAATAAAAAAACTAGAAGTAATTTGAAAAAAGTTATAATTCCAAAATATTGTTACTACACGGGAATTTTATTTGCTGACGAAGAATATGAACCCAATCCCAACGACCCCAGAAAAAGAAGTATTGACCACAGAACTCCAATAATAATATGTTATTTGAATGGAGATTCTGTTGAAAAGGCAAGTTGTATTGATAATATCGCTTACGTTCTAAAATATGTGAATAGTATAAAACAAAATACTATGGAAGAAAATTTTATTCATATCGCCAAAAAAATAAGAAAGGTGTTTATAGATGAGGGTTACAAAAGTAACTGAATTACAAGAAAAATATACACAATACGATATTAGCACACTTACAGAGAACTTTTACGTTCAAGTTGGTGGTGAAAATATACTTATTCACAATTCTCCAGCTGTATTTTGTGGCATCAATCCAGAAAATGGAAAATTCTTTGTTGGAACAAAGAGTGTATTCAACAAGACACCAAAAATAAATTACACGAAAGCAGATGTTAGAAAGAATCATTCTGGTGGATTGGTGAGTAAATTGGAAGCATGTTTGGATTATCTTCCCGAGCTTGGAATAAAGGGGATCGTTCAGGGAGATCTTCTTTTCACTTCGGGAGATATCAAAGATACGACGATTGACGGAAAGACATATATTACATTCACACCAAACACCATAACATATGCAGTGGAAAAGGGAACACCTCTTGCAAGGGAGTTGTCTGGGGCAAGTGTGGGAATTGTCTGGCACACCACCTACAACGGTAAGAGTATGGATTCTCTCAGTTCTTCGCCTGGTATTAGTCCCGGATCCATGTCAAAAATGAAAACCTCAAATGTATGGAGTGATGATGCGAGAATGAAGAACATGGCAGGAACAGTCACGTTCACCAAATCCGAAACCAATACTCTGAATTCCTTGATGGCAAAAGCAGAAACCGATTCTTCAAGATTGAAAGGTTTCCTGAATTTTCTTCAAAACAACGACACAATGCGAACATATATTGAAACTTATATAAACAGTATGGTCAGAGCAGGTTCCACCGACTTGAATATGGATTCTCTACTCGCTTTCGTTGAAGAAAGAGAAAATTCTGCTATAAACAATCTCAAACGAGAGACAGCAATAGAAGCTAGAAAAGAAAAGTTGAAAGAAATCATAAATACTTTTAATTCCTATTCTTCTGCACTGAAAGCGACATTTTCCCTTCACAAAGCTCTCGCCGAGATAAAGATAATTCTCATAAACAAGATGAATACAGTGGGAAGCTTTTCATACTTTGTAAAAACCGATAGTGGATATAGAGTGACGGGACAAGAGGGATTCGTGGTTGCCGATGTTTTGGGCAAGAAAACAATGAAACTCGTAGATAGATTGGAATTCAGTAGAATCAATTTCACAGCTTCAAAGAACTGGGTATAACCAAATGGCCAAAAAACTTAGAGACATCACAGAAAAAAATTCAAAAAAAGTGGTTTTTGCTTTTGGCAGATTCAACCCACCAACTTCCGGTCATGAAAAACTCGTGGACTCTATTTTGAGTGTAGCAAGAAGAAGGGGTGCGGAAAACAGAATATTCATATCCAACAGTCAGGATTCCAAGAAAAATCCTCTTCAACCCGAAGACAAGTTGCGAATAATGAAATCCTCTTTCCCCAAAGCAAACATTGTTCAATCAAGAGAAATACCCAGTCCTTTCCATGCTTTTGATTCCCTCAGAGAAGGGGGGTTTGAAGAAATAATCATGGTTGCTGGAAGTGACAGAGTGAATGAGTTCAAGAGAAGTTTTCAAAAATATATTGACAAAGAGAACATAAAAATCAAATTTGATGTCGTTTCTGCTGGAGAAAGAGATCCAGACGCTGCTGATGTTTCTGGAATGTCGGCATCAAAACTGAGAAGTCTCGCTTCCGCTGGGGAACTGGAAACATTCATGTCGGGTCTTCCAACTAATTTAGACGCGAGAAAAAAGAAACAAGTTTACGATTTGGTTAGAAGAGGCATGGGTATATCGGAAGCTCTTCAGATCATTACCGAAGAAGTGGAAGAGGAATCTGAAAAAGAGATAACGGTATTGGTTTTGACATCAACTCCCAGTGAATACAAGGGAACTATTGGAAGAATGAAGGAAGCGTGCAACAAACGTGGAATCTCGTTCAAAGCAATCTACTCCAAGACAGCTTTCATTGACACAACACAAGTTCGTAGAAAGCGAATAAAAATACAGAACTACAATGGAAAGGGAGAAGACCTTTCTATTGATCCTAGAAAGAGTGTTTGTTTCATTCGGGGTGGTGCGTTAAAGACGGAAGTTGGAAATGCTATCGCCAGAATACTTGAGAATTATGGAGTATTCACAATCAATGAAATGAAAGTGATGAACTTCTGTGCAAACAAACTCGCTTCAATGATAGAACTTGAAAGACAAAAGATACCTATTCCAAGAACTGCATTTGTTCCAAACAGTGGAGACATTGAAGGAGCATTGAAGAAAATTGGAGGTCAATTTCCAGTTGTCATCAAGACAATCACTGGTGCAGAAGGAATTGGAGTTTCCATTGTTGATTCATATAAATCTCTCAAATCTGTTCTTCAATCTCTGTGGAAATTCAATGCAGAAGTAATCATTCAAGAATATTTTGAAATTGAATATGACGTAAGAACTTTGGTTCTTGATGGAAAGATATTCGCTTGTGCTAGAAGAAACAAAGGAAAGAATGATTTCAGAACAAACATTGCTCTCGGTAACACTGGTGGAGAATATGAACTTTCTGAAGAAGAAAAGGAAGTTGTTCTGAAAGCAGCAAAAATTTCAGGTGGATTCTATGTGGCTGTTGACCACATCATGCACAAGGGCAAACCATACGTTTTGGAATTGAATGGTTCTCCCGGCTCAGCAAACATATATATGAATTACTACAATCGTGAAGGAGAGTCAAAACCTGTTGATGGAAGTAAAGTCATTGACAATTTGATTGATTATATTACCGACAGGGAAAGATGGGAAGTTGCTGGAACAGAAGCTGGAGTGATTGAAAACATAGAGATTTGGGGAAAGAAAGTCGAAGCAAAATTGGACACAGGTAACTTCGGTCACAATTCCATGCACGCCTCTGAGATAAAAATCATTGGTGAATTCCCAAATAGAAAAGTTTCATTCAAGGATTACTTTGGAAAGAAACACATCATTCCCATAAAAAGTATTGCAAAAGTCAAGTCAAGTCCAACCACATCTGAAAAAAGACCAACCATAGAAATTGACGTTCGTTTCCGTGGTCTAGATTTTAAAAATGTTCGTTTCAACTTGGTTGACAGAAATGGAAATAGTTATCCTGTTCTTTTGGGAACAAGATTCTTGGAACAAGCTAAGATTTCCGTCAACCCAAGCAAGATACATCAGTTACCGGAGGAAAACGAAGAGATGAAGTTGAAAAAATTGCTGGAAAGAGAAACAAAGTTTCTTGAAATTGGAGATCATGGAAAAGCTCAAGAGATAAGAGAAGAAATAGAAAAAGAAAAGAAATTGTATTACAGAAAGTATTCTGACGTTCAAGAAGAAAATACTCTTGACGAAGAATTTGACTTTTATCTCTACGAAGTAAGTCCTCCAAGTGGTCCAGCAAGAAGATTTGCAAAAAAGGCAAAAGTCAAGAAGCAATTTCAACAGAGATATGGCGCTGACGATTGGAAAAAGGTTTTCTATGGAACAGCGTGGAAGATGTATAATAAAAAAAATGAAGGGTATGAATTAGAAGAATCTCTTGATCCAGAAAAGGAAGAGATTTACAAAAAATGGGACAAGTTGGTGAACATGTCTGCGAAAGAATTGGAAACATTCATAGACTCCGATGAAGGAGAAGAAGCTGGTTTGTCACGCAAAGAAGCGAGTGATGCTGGTGCTGGAGGTAGAAAAATAACTTCTGGAAGAGATTCAGCTCGTGCAATTGTTCGCATGTTGAAAAGAGACAAGGAACAATGGTCGGATAACGACTGGGATTGGGCAAACAAGCAAATCAACTTCATAAGTAGAATGAGTGGAAACAAAGGACCAAATCGCGACGACAGGGGAAGACCAACAAGAAAACTTCTTTCACTCAAGATATGGGGACACGATCCCGAGAAATAAGGACAGGAGGACAGGGACATGGGAAATTTTCTAGAGTGGTATAAAAAATCTCAGTTGAATGAGCTCGTGCGGCGAGGCACGAGCACGCTGTATAAGGGATGGATTCACCCTCGAAAGAGAAAGACTATTGTTTGGCAGACGACTGCTAAACCTTGGCACGTTCAAAAAATTGCACAGAACCCAAAACAGTTTGGATACACCAATCAAGATCTGATCAACGCCGTTGAAAACGGTACTCAAGTCTTGATGGTTCCAGTGGAAGAATTCATCGAACAACTCGCAGTGGGAGATAGAGATATTCAATATGACATAGAATCCATGTTGTTTCGTGATGGTTGGAGCAAGATCACGATAGATTTGAAATATGGTGTATCAGAGATATATGCTCGGGATTTGAAAAGTGGTGCAGAAGTCGTGAAGATTTTACTCAAGGAGGTTGAGGCTCTTCCCTTGACAACAACCTATATTTGGATAGGAAAAGACAGAATCAGCAGTTCCCAACGTAAAGCCAAACTGGAAATACCTCAAGACTATGAAGATTTCGTTCAGACAGGCAAAGTTCCAGATACAAGAAGAAAAAGAACAGAGATAGGAAACACAATGGCGATGTTCCGAGAGAGTAAACTACAAGAGAAGACTTATGCCAAGTCTGGTCTTGGTAAATGGATGAATCAACAATCTGCCGGTGATGGTGCAGGATGGGACCGTTATAGCACTACAGGTTCAAAGTTGGGGAAGTGTGGGGATGCAGAAGAGGGAGAACCATATAGTGCTTGTCTCTCAAGACAGAAAGCGGACAAACTTGGTAAGAAGGGAATCGCATCTTTCGTTCGTCGTAAAAGAGCAGCACAGGAAAAGGCGGGTAGAGGTGATATCGGTGATGGAGAAAAGGGAAAGAAACCAGTATATGTAAAAACTGGAATCACCGATAAAGACCCCAAGAAGAAGGGTATTCAGGACGATTGGTCTATGAAATACAAGAAAAGCATAGATTGCAACAACCCAAAGGGATTCAGTCAACGTGCTCACTGTCAGGGTAGAAAAAAGAGAGAGGAAAATATGTTATCATTCAAAGAATTCTCAGAAGAGAGAAAAAACGAACCAACCAATCCAGAACTTTATGCTAGGTTGAAAGCAGAGGTCAAGAAAAAGTTTGATGTTTATCCCTCGGCGTATGCTAATGCTTTCTTGGCAAAAATGTATAAAAAACACGGGGGCAAATGGAGAGTAGTTTCCAAGTAACCCTAACTCAATAGTATTATAAATAAAAGTGGTAAAATAGGAACAAAAAATGTCACTTTTCACAAACAATCCATTAATCAACCCAAAAGTAGTCAAAGATATCGCTTCATTCATGGAAGCAAATAACAAGGATGAGAAGAAACTCTCTCCCATATTTCTTGAAGAAGCACAAAAAGCAGCAATAGCACTTTCTTTTTGCGAATCAATAGAAGACAAGAAGAACATCAAGAAGGAATACTTCAGAATTGCTGTTGAAAAGAGTGGTGAAGAAGCTAATCAAAACACTCTTTCCGAATTTGACAACGCAGTGAATAAATTTTCAAACTAAGAGATAAACATCAGGAGTAACAAAAATGTCAATACCTATGTGGGACGAAACCAATAGAGAAGAAAGCAAACCATCACATTTGAATGTGTTGGAGAGAAGATTTACCTTCAGATCAAATGAAGGATGGATGACACCAACTCAATTTGTTGATGGGACAATTCATGGTTCAACTGTGGTATCCTATGGATCGGCAGCATCTATTCCTACCACGGAATTGATGGTTACTCTTCCATTGGATCCATCGGTCGATGGCGTCACCGATGGAAATTTCGCCAATGTATACACAAACTCTGGTGAAAGACCAAGAAGAATCGTCGCCGGTCAAACCGCATCTGGTGAAACCGCAGGAAACAACTATTCACCATTCTTCACCTGTCCATTTGACGGTGATAGCGCCACTGCTGGTGGACCTGAAGGAACTGGTGTTTCACACGCATCTTGGAAAGATACTTATCCAACTGGTGTTCGTTTGAACCGTCGCGAGGTATCTTCATTGAGCATTCCCTACGGAGAAGTGAATTATATCAAGGTATTGGCAAACGACCCCAACTTTACTAATAATCTTACAGTTTCATTTACTGGAACAAAAACAAATGTTGATGGTTATGTTGGTGCAGATCTTCTTGATACCGACAATGTTCCTTTGGATGTATTCAAGGCATTCTTTGGTGCTACTGCTTATGGAACAAATGGTCTTGGTGTAATAGCAATAGGTGCTGGCTTGACCACAGGAGATCATTCTCTTACTGCTAGTGTATTCGACGGCCATGCTACAGGAAATTCGCAGTTCACCATCACCGTTGTTTGAAAGGAAAGTAAATGAAAAGTTTTTCTGAAATAAGAAACAAGCTTAAAGATTATGGGTATCTTGGAGAAGTTCACATTCCTTCTCAGGATGAAGACAAGATAGAGGAAAGTGCCGGTGTTGGTATGCAACCCGAACCACATGTCGATGACACTGAGCATGGAAATCTGTTGAATTTGGAAGACGAAAGCACTTTCAATCAACTCAATGCTTTTGTTGGTTCCGTTGCTCATAGGGACTATATTGACCCAAGAGCTGCTGTTGGGAATCTCAAGAACAAGCTTTCCATGATAGGAATAGAATTTGATTTAGACGAAAATGCTATATATCAGGGGGGAACATTTGATGTTCCCCTTAGTAGATTTGGTGTGGTAACTGGATGGTCCAAGAAACTTGATGGTAATTTCGTAAAAGGAATGAAGACCATCGGGGAAGAAAGTCCATATAGTTACATGTTGGAAATGTCCTTTGAAAAACTTATGAACGGGCTAACTTCAGTGAAAGCTCAAGTGAAGAGACTAGAAAAGGATCATGACTCACTTTGATTTGAATGAAGATAATTTTCTATTATTTGCAATCAAACACTATGATAATCCTGAATGCTCGAGCATGAAGGACTTTGAAGAGGATTTGACCATATGTGTGTATATAAAAAGACTTCTTCGTAAATATA